GATTCGATTTTACATGGGGACCTATCTCCATAGGTTCCGGAGCCAGAACCCTCATCCCATCTACTTCATAAGTTTTAGTTTCGTAGATAAGGGGGGTATCCGTTACTTTAACAATACGAGCTTTAGGCTTCCTCATTTGCTCACTCCTTTGAATTTCTCAAACGTCCTTAGTCCACCTAGTCCTAGCATTCCCATCAGAACCGGCATCATAGCTGCCAAATCCATTTCAGGTAAAGAAACAAGTTGTCCAGTTTGTATCATAATAAAAATAATAATTGGTTGTAAAACATATGTGTAACACAGAGCTGCGCCACAAGTCCAACCAATAAAAGGTCTCCAGCCCGCTACAAAAATAGATCTATGTGCGGCTTCAATCTTATTAATACCTAATTGGGCTAAATCAATCTTAGCTAAATGGACAGTTAATTGTGCTTCAATTTCTCGCTCTGCTACTGCACGTTTTTCTTTATCTTCAGGTAAAAATCTCCCAATAATATCTGTGACCACGGGAAGAACCGCCGAGATTAATCCGATCATTGTCCTATCCTAGATATATGTTTTCGAGATTTAGAAATATCCAACCATCTTTCACCTGCTACTAATGGGCAAGTCATGCCCGTAGCCGTTGTAAAAACGATTGTGAAAGTTTCACCTTTAGGAGATACAAAAATTTCAATAATTCGAGTTTTATCCATGCTAATACCCATAGCTATTGGTATCTCTTTAAATTCTATAAAAAGATTAGCTGCGAAAGTTGCTCTTTCCAGACAAAATGTTTGACCCTGCACAGAGAATGGCCACATAATCAGGGCGATACTTAAAATTAAGAAAAAATAAATTGAACAGGATGATCCTGCCAACATTATTGAACCCGCATTTTTTCACGCTGAACCGCTATACGCTCTGCGGCTTGGGCGGAATCTTGGTCAATCTTTGTTTCTTCAAGGACTGTTTTTACTTGCTCTTTTTGTTTATCGAAGGCCAACCTAGATTGAGATTCAGCTTCCTTACGCTGTAAATCTCGCTCCTTTAGTTCAAGCTCCTTCATTCTAATTTGCACTAACGGATCAATACCGCCTTCACCTTGCTGTTGGGCAAAGGCTTGAGCTTGTTGGCTGATTTGTTGAGTAGCTTGGGCCGCTGCCAAAGCAATTTGATTCTCGAGTTCTGGTGGTACCTGTTCCCCTTCTGTGGGTAAAGATCTGCCTATCATTTGTTCTACTTGTTGACGGTATTGCATTGCAAAGTGTTCTTGAATATGGCTTTGCAAAACGAGCATCGCTTGCTGATTATTTTGAAACATCGGATTTTGCATAAAAGCCATGTGAGCCGCTATATGGGCCTCATGATTTTGGTGTATAAAAGCCTTTAAAGGCTTCCCTACTAAAGCATCAGCGTTTTCGCTAGCTGGATCTTTTGAATCTTCCGGTTCAGACGGAGGCAATATATCTTCAATATTCTGTACCCCTAACGCCTGATACATTCTATAATAGGCTTCTTCCAAATTATGTATCTGAGGAGCAGAAGTGGCAAGTTGCAACTGAGTCTGAGCCATCATTACCCGTTGCGCCATACTGAAGATATTTGGGTCGCTATGCGGTAAAACGTCAATTTGATCACCGAAATCAGTGACCTTAATTAATCGTTCTCCGCCCACTATCTCAAAGGGATATTCTTGGGGCAAATATTCAGAGAAAGTTTCGGCTAAAAGTCGAAATTCTACTTTTTGGGAGTAATGCAGCCGTTTATGAATAGCCGACATTACTTGCATACCTTTTTCCAGCAACGCTACCGTAGTCCCAACGGGCATGGCTTCGGTCATATCGCCGGTTTGCATTTCAGTGATGGCTGCAAATCTACGACCCGAGTCAACTAGCACACCTAATAAATTCAGTAATGTGGCAGAAGGCTCCTTATAGGGTAAGGGTAGTAAAGAATCTCTAAGCACACCCCCTGGCGCATCAACATCTCGCCATTCACCTGGCTGTAAAGGTTCATCCTCATTTCGTACTCGTAGACCACGAGCCTTAAATCCTGCGGGCAAATTAGCCAAGGTTCCCGCGTCAATAAGCTGCCTTAGAAGACTAGTGGCTGATTTACTCAGGCCTCCAATCATATGAATTAAACCGAAACCGTAGAATCCTAGTCCGGGTAGGAACTTATAATGAACGAAATATTGCTTCTTATTCTTAAGTGAATCAGACTCCTCCCAGTTTCTACGAATCGAAAGAATCTGAGAGCTCCCTTCTTCCATCGTAACAATATAGGGAAGTTGGATACCAGTTTCTTCTCCATCCTCACCAACATCCTCAAAACCTGGAAGATCCAAATTTATATGACACTCTAAAATCGTCATAATATCAGAGGTCAAATATTGTGTTGGACGAACACCCTCTAATTCATCAACTTTTTCGGTTACCGCTGTTCCTTCTTCAGGAGAGGCTATGAGTTCAATGTCTCTGTAAAAACCACTTCGTTGTAACTTCCGCACATCATTGGTATTCATTCTTACCATATGAGTGATCCGCGTAGCCGATAAAAGATCCGTGGTTTCATAGGGAACGACTAGATCTTCTGAAGTAATGAACTTGGCCACCGCGCGATTCAGCGTTTCATCATAATAAATTTTCTTAAAAGCAGAACCCGAAAGCGGAAGGTAAAATAGCATTTGATCCAGTTCGGGATCATATTCTTGCATAACCTCCATAATCTGATAATTCATAAACTCCTTAACTCGATTGGCCTGTTCCTGACGTTCAGGTGTTTTCCGCCCTACGACCCGAGTATTAACTGGACCCCCCGATGGCAAAAGTTCTTTGTACGCACTTGACTGAAATTGGGCCACAGCTTCACTGAGCAACGGATGATAAACCCCCGAAGCACCCTGAAACGGCTCTGAGCGGTCATCCGTATCCATGCCCAATAAATCTAGGCCCTCGCTATATGATCGCTCCCACTCAGACCTGCTCTCTCTATCCGCCTGATACATACCAAGCATATCCACAGCAAGACTGCGGAGTTCCCGTTGATCGATATCTTCAGACAAATTCCGGTAAAAATCGTCTGATATAGGTTCAGGCATTTCTTCCCCAAACCCAACGATTGTGTTACCCTGTTCATCGAGGTCTGGCTCAACCTCAATTGTAATATCCTGCTCTACAAAGGGAGCCGCACCATCAAAATCAGCGAGAATTTCGTCGTCTTCTAAAATGACATCCGTGCGAATTGGCCGCTCCATCTCAAGCGGTGGAATGAGAGGTTGATCAGCCATAGGTTATGCCTTTTTCTTTTTCGTCGCTTTTCTCTTCACCAGTCCTCCGCCGCTATAGCCAGGAATTATTTTCTTTTTCTTAGGGGGTCTCCCTCGTTTAGAGCCGTAGGTTCCTGGTCCTCGGGGCATTATATAATTCCCTTTTCTTTAAGAAGGAATCCAATCACGCCACCAGCAATTCCAATAAAAACTAGAATTGGTAGATTGATTATGATCCCTACCCCCATTACCACAACCCCAACCGCAGCATAACTAGAAGGTTCGGAGATGCGACCTTTGATCCATTTCATCATAATGATTTCCTCTTTGATTTGTAACCCGAAGCGTATGCAGCTCTACCTTGGCGTTCAGCGGCGGCTTTAGTTCTATAGGTCTTACCTGACCGGCCCCACTTCCAACCGCCTTTGACTTTTTTAACTGGCATTTGGCGTACCCTAATCTAAAATTTTAAATTTGAAAAGCTAATAGTATACATAGCGTTTCCGATACTCAGCTTCTTCCTCCGCGTAATCCTCCGGATGACCGATAAAGCCGCCCTGACGAAACCGTAAAACGGCTTGGGTCATAGAGTCTACGAGGTCATCATGCTCGCCATTAGGAAACTGAGCACACTCTTCGATTATTTCTTCAGCGAAACTTTTTTCGGGAGCCCATATCATCCCGCTTTCAAATAATGGTGCTACGGCGTTAACTCGTGCGTGCTTATCCTGGCCTTTGCCGGGGCTAAAGTTCATAACCGGAATGCCCATGGCCCGTAGCTCTTGAGTCAAAGGGGAGCCACTGGCCTTAGCCTCAATTATTACGATATCCGGCTCCCAATAGTGGTAGCTCCTTAGAGCCTCACGTTTTAGTTCGGGAAATTCATAGCGCCCCTTTGTGCTATCTAGGAGAATTAAATTTGGGCCACTATCCTCGGTAGGTGTGAATACGCCCCAGGTTGTAATGGCCGA